ATGAAATATGAGAAACCATCTAAAAAGCTGATTGAAATGAGAAACAAGCTAAAGAAAGATATCAATGCAGACAACGAAGATTGGGCAGAGTTAGTTAAAGAATTAATCCCTTATCACTTAAGGCAAGAGTGGTCTGATTGGATTAGAAACAACATAAATAATTGTATTAATGAAGGCATAGAAAATCAAAGCGAGTTGCTTATCTTATCATTCCTGCACTCTATCTATAAGGACGAGCCCCTTCCTCCATCACAAAGCATCCCTGATGAGAATCAACGTAAATTTTCGCAGGTTGAAGTTAGATGGGGACAGGGGGATTTCGCTAATAATGTCAGTATAAATTGTTATAAGAAATGTGTTGTAACGGAGTGTTCTATTCCCTCCAGACTTCAAGCCGCACATATCATCCCGCATACAGATCAGGTAGATTATTCTGTTTCTAACGGATTACTCCTCCGGGCAGATATACATCAGATGTTTGATAGGGGGGATTGTGCAATTGAACCTACCACTAAGAAAATATTTTTTATAGACCGTTTGCTTAAGATGGACTCAGATATAACTCCGTTGCATGGGAAAGTCATTACTGCGTTTATTCAAGATATAAACTGGTCAAGTTTATCCACACGCTGGAGTGAATTTGAAAAAAAAAGATATAGTTAGGGATTAACATTTCAATTTCCTTATACTTCTATCGGCAATCATCTAGTTTAATAAACCCGAGCGCGCGGCAGATCACTCAGCCGCGTCGTGTATGCCGGCGACAGTAGCTCACGCTTCATTGACCACACCTGATGCGCCCCTTGTCCTGCGAACCACAGTTTTGCCCTCCCCGAGTTATTGATCCGATCAAGCACCCCCATCAGTTGTTCGCTGTTATGCCGTGGTTTGTACTCATCGAACAACCCCATCTGAGCCACGCCCTGACTGTAAAAATCCTGCAGCATCACCCCGCCTTTTTGATACCGATGACCGGGTTGCCAAATCGCATCAAGGCAACGCATAGCTGCGGCGATAATATCGCGAGTATCCTGTGTGGGTACGCTCAGTTTTATGCTTGCGGTATTGCCGTAGTATTCCTCATTGATGGCAAATGGGCTGGTTTTGAGCCACGCGCTGACATGCCGACAACACTGATGCTCCTCCCTCAGCTTCTCCGCTGCACGCGTCGCGTACATGCAAATAGCCTGATGCATCTGGTCATACTCGGTTATCCGATCTCCGAAGCTACGGCTGCAGATGATCTGTTGTTTTGTCGGCGCAAACTCCTCCAGCTCGAGACAAGGCTGACCACGTAGCTCGCGGACGGTTCGCTCTATCACAACGCTGAAATGCTTACGGATCATCGTAGTGCTTGCATCGGCCAGTTGTAATGCCGTTTCAATCCCCATCATGTTGAGCTTTTTCGATATCCGGCGTCCGATACCCCAGACCTCATCGACAGGCACGAGGCCCATCAATTTGCGCTGGCGCCCTTCATTGGATAGATCCACTACTCCACCGGTCTTGTCCCACTTCTTCGCCGCGAAGTTTGCCAGCTTGGCTAACGTCTTGGTTTGGGCAATGCCAACACCCACAGTTAGCCCTGTGTTGCGCAGTACCTTGGCCCTCACCTGACGACCGAAAGTATCCAGATCAATGCAGTTACGAACGCCTGTCAGATCAAGGAAACTTTCGTCAATTGAATACACTTCCACGCGAGGTGCCATCTCTTCTAAAACAGCCATCACACGCTGAGACATGTCTGCGTATAACTCATAGTTGCTGCTGAACGCGATGCCCCCTGCTCGCTCAAATTCCCGCTTAATTTTGAAATAGGGTTCTCCCATCTTTAGCCCTAACGCCTTCGCTTCCTTGCTCCTGGCTACAACGCAGCCGTCGTTATTCGACAGAACTACGACAGGACGACCTCGCAGGTCTGGACGCCATAACGTTTCACAGCTCGCGTATAAGCTGTTCACATCAGCAAGCGCGTACATCACTTGAGCCTCGTTATCGAAGACACAACAACGCCCATCACCTCCAGATCGTCGCCGCCATCATGAAGCAGGATCGGCTCATACTTCGGGTTCATGGGTTCCAATTGCGCGCGAGGATGCAAACAGAGGCGCTTCACGGTGAACTCGCCGGCTATGCTGGCAATAACAATATCGCCATGAGCGGGGCTGATGCTACGATCAACCACAAGCATAGAGCCCTCAGTGATGCCGGCCTCAAGCATGGAATCACCTGTCGCATAGAGAAAATAAGTCGCATTGGGATGGCTGATACAGTACTCGTTCAGATCGATGCGCGAGCTGACGTAATCTGCTGCGGGGCTGGGAAACCCCGCTGGCACCTTGTCGGCGAACAGCGGGATTTTGAGCTTGGTTGGGTTTGGTGTTGGATAAAAGAAAGTCATAATGTTGCCTTGTTACTGTGTTTTTATACAGTATATGCGCAAGATTTTGACGGGGGAAAGTTCGGATTTTTGTTAGATAGGTAGGATATTGATCGGTAAAGAAAGATAGTTTCTATGAATAGCCGGGTTCCCTCCCGGCAGCGCATCACATCCCGAGACGAGAAGCCAATACCGCATCAGACTCATCGGCAGTGTGCAGTAATATCACATCTTTGAAAGCGCCATAGCATGCGCCTACACTGCCCGCTCCCTGCGTCCCACCAACCAATAATGGGGCAGTGAAACTGCTCAGATCTGCAAGCTTACCGGTAGCTGCCACAGAGGAAGTTACCGACAGCTTTCCTTTCTCATAGCCTTCAATGACACCAGACGCGACTTTGAAAAGTCCTGCTGATGGCACATAGTCAGCATAGATTGATGTTGCAGCACCTACCGCTCCGCCAGTGCCGGCTGGCCAGGCACTGTCACGCGTACCATATCGCCACGATTCGGTTATGGCGTTATTGTTAGTGATCATTGTCCGCAGATATGCCAGCGGCAGGTTATTGATATTGTACCCAAGCTGAATACCGTTATTGTCCGCACGGTACAGATCGCTCATGCGGCCAGCGATAAGGTACGCGCCCCCCTTTTGAATAACCTGGTTTGCGCGACTCTTTAAGAACCAGCCACCGCCGGATGTAATTTGAATGATAACCGCGCGCGCGGTAGCATCATACGTCATCGGCAACGGTGGAGTGCCCTGGGAACCTGCAATCAAATCACCGTCAACACCAAGCAGGTTGTAAATGGTCTGGACGTTTCCTGAACCATCCGCCTTTAGTCCGAATGCCGGCGCAGCACATACCGTCGCTCGGTCATACATTCCATTGTTCAGTAAAAATGAAAACCGCGCCAAGCAACCAGACTCGTCCGGGATAGTGCCTCCGTCTGCCACTACCCGCGCTTTGTAGGCATTAAAGAGCGCCTGTGGGTCAAGGATTGATGCCGACAAGTCGAGAGCGGCACGAAAACCCGCATAGGCTTTGCCAGTATTGATAGCTGCTGTCATTTAAAATGCTCCATTCAGTGGTAGGCGATCGAGGCATGCCCAGTTATATAGCGGAAAGGGTTGGTTATTCTTAGTGAGCCAGCGTGATGTTTGAGTTGAGCTATCACGCAGGCAAACCAGTGGATAGATAAAGTCTTGGGTTGCTGGAACAGTGTTGGTGAATCCAATCAATAGGTGATCTGTAACTGCTGGAGACTGATTGAGATTAAGCCGGATAGTGTTTGGTGCGATAACTACTACCGACTGAACCTCAGCAGAGGCATCTTGCAACGAGAAGCCTTGCCCAGGGCAATCAGCAATTGTTGTTGTATCAATTACCAGCGGCGGGTATGGGACATCGAACACGATGTCGATAGTGCTACCATTCACTGATAATGAGCGAGCTTTGAGCCCCGTCCAGGTTCCTTTTTTCACTGGGTCATACAGATGCCAGTAGATAGCCTGTGCGGCATATTCGCCTTGCAGCACTTTACCGGCGGCATTCAGATGGCTCAGCGTTGCATCGTTATAGAGCCAGTTAAGCGGGTATTTGGGGCCGTACATGATGGCCTTTGCCGCGTTCTGACGCACATAAGTTAACTGGTCGGTGGCGGTGACAGAGTACCGCTGTACAATCACAGGCTCGCCGATTGGGTTGCCTTGATCGTCTACCTGCTGATTTTTTGTATTGATGCGACTGCCGACCTGCCCAACTACCTCTGCGAAATTCTCGGTCTGGCCGGTAATCGCTTTGAAGTCAACTTGCATGCCCGAGAAATAAGGCGTCATTTTCGCGAGATAATCACCAGGATTCTGCGAGCTGCCGTTGTCGTTATCCGTTTCTCCATGCTCAAACGTCATGAATTTGAACGTGTAGCGTTTCCCTACTCCATCGGATGCATTTTTCCCAAGCTGCACGAATTCCAGCGAGTTTTGATAAGGGATGGTCCCTTTGCTTATCTCAGCAAAAGAGCGGCCGCCTGCCGCAAATGGGGCATGAATAAAGACCTGATTGCCAGGATTTTGATGGAGAATCGCATAATACATCGGCAACACATTACCCTGGCGCCATCCTGCAGCCGGATACTGCGCATCGTTAAGCGTAGACAGGTCTGACTCGCTTACAGGATCCATACCGCCGCCTTCCGGCCTTCCATTTGCGCCGACGAGTACTCGACCACGAAACGCAGGATCGCGATTGACAATATTAATGCCAGCACCATCCTTCGGCGTGTTCAGTGATTGGCCACCCGAACCACCGCCATGCACCTCGTTCGCATCGATCGGCATTTCTCGAATGGATGGTTCGTACTTAACCCCATTGCCGGCTGTTGCTTCGCCACCAGGCACATAACTGAAAATAAATCCGGTAGATGTCAGTTTTTGAGCGGTGAGCACTGGCCTCTCTGACCACACAACATTTCCTCGCCATGCCGCCGCCGGCACGCCGTTCTCGGTTTTTATCGTTGCAAGGGACTCACCCAAATTATCCTGAAGCGGGCCTTCAATACCTGGAATATAGAAACCGCCATCATCATCAATAGCGAGCAGTGCCGACTTTAAATCATCTGCTAAAACCACATATTGAAATCCCACAATGCGACGGGAAAATGTTGATGAACAAAGGGAAGAAACACGATCCTGAAGTGCATCGTCCATCCCGACAATGTTCATAGCGCCATCATCGTCAATGGTGATAAGCCCGAGCTTTCCTGATTTATCCACCAGCGCCCATTGAAGCCCTTTATATCTGTTCGCTAATGATGTCGGGATCAACTGTTCAACATATTCCTGTATCCCGCGAACAAGACCGGCGAGCCACAATTCACCATTATCGTCTACACCAAGCAGCGTTTCAGATGGGCCGTTTTTCGACTCCAAAGAAAATTGCCACCCTGTAGACGTGTAGTTTTTAAGCATCGATGTGATGTTTTTAAGTTGCGAAATATCGGCCAGGTTTGCCAACGCCTGTTGGTAAACCATTTGCACGAATTTCTCACTTGATATTTTCACACCCGTTGGTGTAATTACACCGCCAACGTTTTGATATTTTTCAGCTACAGCGCCCTCATCATCAGACCAGATAAAGAAGAACGCGCCATCCGGTATTTCTCCAGATGCAATAGCAGCGACTGCCTGCTCTTGAGTGTATGTTTTACCTAATGGAGAAAGATTTTTCCTGATGCCTTCTAAGGTGTATCTTTCCACCCCAAACCGATCAAAGTAATTTTCAGCATTGGAATTAACCACCTCGTCTATTTTTTCCGCGTTAAACTTTAAATCAATTACATCGTTACTTGGAATGGGCTTGCTGGTTGGTGTGGTCATTTACGCTGTAACCTCGTAATTATACATTTCATCGTTGTATTCAGACATGGTTAACGAGGTAGTCCCGTCGCCATTCGGTTTCTTTTCAGTAATCGTCCACTTCGTTGCGTCCATCTCCATCTGTGTGGCAATGACGTAACGAGACGGCGACTGTGTGTTGTAGCCGTCATAGAGGTTGAGGGTTATTGCTGGTACTGCTGCAGCGAAGCCAAATATGGTATCTGTGCGAGGAAATGCCTGGACGCGCGCTGTAGGCGCACCGATTGCATCAGTAACGACCACAAACATATCCCCAGACCACTCGATCCGTTCGCTGGTATCGAAGTTGTTGCCGTTACGCGCAACAATATAGCCATCCTGTTGGTTCGCGTCGTAGATATCAGCAACCTGTACCATCTGCCCGACGTTCACCCATTCACCATCGGCCAGCGCGCGGATAGTCATCGTTTGGCGTGAATACAGCAGCCGGCGAACTTCTTTCAACGCTCGATCCCGTGCCTGGAAAGAATTGCGAATAAACAGCATGTCAAACTTCTTCGCCTTTACCGGTTCGCCCTCTTCAATCGAGTTGCCGACGATCCGGTAGCGGATGAATGCCTGTTTATTCGTGACCGGGTTTCGATACTTGACCTCTACCCCATCAAAACCGCCGGGGAGAGTCATGTCGTAGGAAAGGCTGTAATCCTCCGCTTTCATGTTGGCGCGGTTGAATACCGTCGTTGCGTTTGGCTTACGCTCATCGCGCGTGAAAGACAGCACCCCGCCATCCCAAAATGCTGTTACCGTCGCCGCATCACAGATCGTCTGAATGCGAGAGCCCAGAGAGATATCCTCATCATCGAAGGTGTAATCGAAATAGCCCAGGCGCTGATCTGATAGCGATGCCGCGATAGAGTAGAGTTCATAGATGTCGATGCTCGACTCTGGCTGACCGCCCATCTTTAGCCAGGTGTGCAATACCGCGTCTGCAAACGAGCGTGACGGCCTTTCTGTGTAATCTACTGTCTGTGTAGCCAAGTTGTAGCTGATGACGTGGCGGGTTATTAGCGCGTTATATTTTCGCTCTCTCGCACTGGTTGCTCGCTCTGTAGCTGTAACAGTGACGGTTACGAGCGTGTCATTCGGGTAAACAACATTAGTGCGCGTCCTGACGATGTGAACGGCCTCTACCTTCAGGATCGAGTGATCATTACTGTTGTTGGTGCGGATGAACGTTACCGCATAGCGGCCATTGCCTGACACAGGGATAAACTTGAACGTGTCATATTTTGTATCCGCGTTCTCGTCATCGTTGTTAAGGCCGATGTTGTAGCTTTCCAGCGTGCCGGGGATCTGGTTGTTATCATCATCAACCTTCCAGAATGTGACGCTGGTTCTGGCGTAATCCCCATGTCCCAATTGCGCCTGAAGATGAACCCAAAGCTGAGTCCCATCAACCGGAGAGAATGACGGGCCAATTACCAACGGTTCATTGTCGTTAAGCGTGAATATCGACGTGTTGATTACCGCATCGTCGGGGATCTGGCTGATGTCGTTGCCGCTCAGATTCACAAAAGTGAACTCGTAGAAATACTGCGGATTCACTGGGGCACCATCGTCAGTTGTCGTAGCACTGAAGAGATCGGCAAATACCGTGATATCACGCGTTACCGGCCCCGACACCGTGTTGTAGGTGACATTGACCACGAAAGACACGGAATGAGGCTTAGACAGGTCATAGAAGTAATCGAAATCGCTGTTCTGCTTGATTTTCACCTTTGCCTGTCCAGCGATGAACTCCCCAGACACCATATCGGTAGTTGTCGTCGCCGTTTCTGCTGGGAAGTCTCCGCTCTCGTTCGGCCCCGGCAACTCCTGGCCGTCTATGTCGTCAAAAGCGAACCCCTCGTTGATCAGCGGGATGTTCTCACCTGGCTGGTAGATGCGGTATGAGGCGCCAGCCAGCGCGCCGAGGTTCGATTCTGAGTACCTTACTGACGTGACGTCATACCGGCCCAGCCCGAAGTTCATCCACTCTGTGACTTTCTTGATGTTGTTGTCGTACTCGAACAGCGACTCCTGAATCAGGTCAGGGTACGCGCGCACCTGGCCGTAGTTGTCAGGCTTTGCCTCGCCGTTTCGCGCAATGTTGGTTTGCCCCTTCAGGCTGTTGTTCGGGGATGTCTTTGCGTTGCTGCTTGTCGCCACGCCCGCGCTTGGCTGGCCGAGCAATGACGTCAGGATTTTTTGAACGAACTTTATCGGGGCAAAAATCGGACTTAGAACTTTACCGATGGTGCCGCTTTTCGGTTGGTCGAACACGCTGATCACGTCGCCATCGTTGAGCGGGAAATTCAGCTCATCATCGGGCTGTAGCTTTACGCCGTTACACAGAATTTCAACATCGCAGTGAAGGTTGGCCGATTTTAGCCAGGGATAGAACATGCTGCCGGCGGGAAGGTTATGACGTTCTTTGGGCAACCCCGGCACGCGCTGAACTTCGATCAACGGCATAGTCGTAAAACTCCAATTTGGTGAAAACTCGCTCCAGCGTGCGTAGCTTGTCAAAGCGCACATGCCCCGCTTCGCCACGGCTATGGAATGCTTGTCCATCAATGACCAAACCGACGTGAGCTGGCTGACCGCCGTAATAGGCGATAAAAATGCTACCGTCGGCCGCTTTCTCGGCCTGATGCCAGAACACAACATCACCGGAAAAACACGTCAGGAAGTCGCTGCCGGCTTCGTAGTCCGGCGTTTGGTGTATCTCTATGCCAAGCACATGCCGGTAATACAGCACCACCAGCCCCCAGCAATCAGCCGCGTCGAACGAGCACGCCCGATCGCGCCATGGCTTACCCTCCATGGCGTGAATGAAGTCAGGTTTATGCATTGGCGAGTCCTGGGAATTCCGAGGTGTTGTAGAGAAAACCGATGTTGTTGTTGAGCGGGTTTTGCAGCGTGAGCGAGCACGTTACGTCAGCCTCATCGAGAGAGGCGTCTTTCACAAATAGCGTCCAGGACTTCAGCGGCGTGTTCATGTCCGCCGAATCGAAACGCTGATACGTGGCAGAGATCGGCGTGATGCGTGAGTGAGCTCGCCACAGCTTCAGCTGCTGCTTGAAGTCCTGTGCCAGGCGCCCGAATTTCACCGTTGAGTTGATCACCGGCGTGCTGCTCTGCTGACTCTCTGCGACCTCCATTCGACACGGTGAAAACACCTGGCCGGCGAATGTCTTTGGGTATATTTGGTTAGCCACCAGCCGAATAGCGCCAAACGCCGGATGACTAAACGTCATCGTGTCATAGATGATCCGGTTGGGCCGCTGTGACTGAAATTCTCGTAATGTAGGCATTCAATACTCCGGCATGTCGCGGTTAACCACTTCATCAATGATCCCCCACTGATAGGGCGGCAGCTCAACAATGACGTCTGAGAACTCGTCATCCGGGTTGTAGACCTTCCGGGTGATTACGCTCGCCGTCCACGTCGTCGTGTTGCCGTTGATGCTCGTTTGCACCGGCGGCGCCACAAAATGTAGTTCCTGCAGTTGCAGGCCAGAGCCACCCAGATTGCAAAGCATCGTGAACCACTGATTGCCGTTATCCAGGTAACGAGGACTGCGATACCACTGCTCGAATGCCCGATCCTCTTGCAGCGTGAAAATCCACGCCAGCGACCAGGTGGTTTTGAGGTCATCTGTCAGGCGCTGGAAGATAGGCGCGCCCACTGCCGGCTGATCGGTGCGAAATCCGGCATCAATCGTGCGGCTCTTGTTGGCCTTCTGAGGAAGTGATAGCCATTCGGGATAAGGTATTGCCATAGTCTCTCCAGGCATAAAAAAACCCGCCGAAGCGGGTTTCTTAATAAAATTAACTTAGCTTTCTTGCCATACTCCAACACTAAAGCCATCAATCTCATCGATTTTAAATCGCCAAATAGAAGACACTTTACTTATAGAGTCACCTGTTACGATCCTAACATTCTTCATGTGAACAAAGTTAATATTTGAGTTCACCTCATCAATATCAGAGTAGAAACTCTCTTTCATCTGAGTATAGTATGACGTGATAGCCTCCTTTGCTTCATCAGTGTTATTTGATGCTTCTATTTGAGATATCATTTTGTCGCACCACTCGTTAACACCTATCAAAACCCCTGTATAAACGATACCACTAACAGAGATTGTTAATCCCATATTGATTCCTCTATTTGCCCACGAGGCATAATCATCAATATAGGAGTCTTTATATTTTGAAGCTATTACCTCTTGAGGAATAGGGGTGTTTTCTGAATTTGCCATTTAAAAAACCTTTCATAGATGTAGGGAGAGATTATATTATCAGCCAATAAAGAAACTGTCTCATAGCTTGCTAATCACTCCGTCGCTCGGCGAGGCGCCTGGTGATACTGGGATATACCCTGGCTGATTTGCCCTCCCTGCTGTAGATCAGCCAGCACAATGCGCACCACATCGCTACCATCAGCACCTTTGCTGGCCTGGGTATCCATTACACCAGCGCCGGATGAGTAGTTTTCGATAATGATAGTTGGCGCCGCACTTCCGCCGCCGGTCATATGCTTGTTGCTAATCACCCTGCCGTTGTCACCGGGGATCATGTACTGCTTACCAGTGCTCGCCTGGTAAATCTCTGGCTTGCCTCGCTCACCTACCTGGTACATCGCGCCAGCGCTCACAGGGCCGCCGTTATAACGCGCTCCAGCCAAAGCCAGCCCACCAGCCAATCCAACGGTTGAGGTTATCCCTGCAGCCGCTGGAGCCGCGTTAGCGCCAAGAGTTGCCAGTGATGCCATTGCGGCCGCCGGCGCCCAGGCAGAAGCCGTTGTTGCAGCCATACCCACAGATGACGCCACGGATGCGGCGCCAAGCGTCTGGCCGAGGATGTAATTTTTCAATGCCTCCATGCCCACCTGAACGATGCTGTTTATCACACTATTCAGGATGGTGTTGCCAAGCGACCGCATCGCCTCTTGTGCCGACATGGTGCCGGTAAGCAGCCCTGTAATAGCGTTTGAGGCATTGCCCGAGAAGGCATCGATAGCGCTCGTCAGCATGTTGTAACCAAGGCTTTGCTGGCTCAACAGCTGCCATTGCGCCGCCGTTTGCTGCTCCTGGTATTGTTTCTCCTGGGCAGTACGTAAAGCCAGGTACTGATCATCCGTGGCGCGTTTTGCAGCAATGAACTGCTCGTAAGTGATCTTATTGGCATCATAAGATTGTTTGATAATCGCCAGCTCCTGAGCCTGATATTCTTTCATCAAAGCCAGTTTCTGACTGTTCTCATTAGCCAACTGCTGAATAGGGTCAACCTGTCCGCGCGCATCAGCTATCGGATTGGACGTAGCCTGTTCCGCTCGGATTCTGGCAAGGTTTACCTGGTGTTCACGTTCAAGCTGCTCGGAAAGTTGGCTGAACTGCTTTTGACTGATAAGTAGGTTACCCTGAGCATCCTTCGCCTCTTTCAACATTTGCAGTTGAGCCTTCTGAGAGGCGTAGTTTGCGTTTTCCTTCAGTTCTGGAACAGCGTTCTGAGCTTTAAGTGCCGCTGCAGTATCCCAGATTTCAGCTCGATATTGCCCCGCAAGCTTAATCTGTTCTTTCGTCGCTCCTTTACCAAGAGAAAGTTGCGCCTGCAGTATGGCTTGCTCACGGGTTAGCTCTTGAGTAGAACCTGCAGCCAGCTTAGACTGCTGTTTGAGGTTGGCGACTTTCTGTGCAGCGCTTTCCGCCTGATTGGCTGACTTCTTGCTCTCCGCTATCCCTTACTTGGTTGCCTTCTTTTGCTCCTGCTGCGCCTGAAGAGAGTCATATTCAGCAGCAGCGCGCTCTCTTGCCAAAACAACATCAGCCTCTGTTCCTCCCAGCCGTCTTATTTGTTGCTCCGCTTTAAGCTGAGCTCGCTTCTTATCGTTTAATTCCGCCTGAAGTTCAACCTGATCTTGAAGGCCGTCAAGGTAGTCTTGGACGTTCTTGGGTCTGGTTATTTTCAGGTTAGATGCATTGAATTTTTCCTGAGCACCGGCTGCAAAATTCAATTGCTTACCGAGTTGATTCATCATTCCGGCAGCAAACCCAGCTTGCTCGCCATGTTTGGAAAGCAATCCAATCCCTTGCTCAAAAGTGCCATTCAACTGCGCAGAAGCAATTCCTACAGCACTTTGTGTTTGGCTGAGATTTCTTTGGGCTCTGTCAAGCTCTGCAAAAGCTATGTTTTGGTTATCAATAGCTCCGGTTAATGCCTCGGCAGCCTGGCGCCCACGTGTAGTGCCAGTTCCCCAGTTATCAACTTCTCGCTGAAGGTTTGCAACGCGCTTCGACGCTTTATCATACTCGTCGCTTGCATCTTTGACTGCACCAGTTAATTCAGGTATCGCACCACGTAGTTTTGCGATACTGGCTGCGATCTCGGTGGCAGACATGTCCTTCATCTTACCTAACAGAGCATTCACGCCGTCGGCTAACTCAATGGCCGCCTGCCGCGCTTCTTTTGCTCGTTGGTAAAAATAAAAGATTGCAGAAGCAGCGAGCACAGCAGCCCCTGCGGGGCCGCCGATTAACGCAAGCGCCCCTCTAGCCAGAGCAGCAGCAGCACCAAAAGCAGATAGAGATGTTGAGGCAGCAAAAGCAGTTGCGGCAAGCTTAACCTGTCCTGCTACAGCGAGTGTAAGAGCTGCTGCGTAACGAGTGCCGACGATAGCGGCCACTGAACCGATTACTTTCGCAACGACATCAAGATTTTCGCTTAGCGTAATAATTGAGCTGTTAAATAGTGAAACAGTAGACTTAACTGTCGTTGAACTGCCAATGAATTGAATTATATTGTTATTGGCAATCTCAAGCGCCTGTCCAATAGTAGTCGTAGTATTCGCAAACTCTTTCCCTATCGCATCTCCTTGAGAGAGAAGGCCCTTAACAACTACATCCGTTGTCAGCTTGCCTTCAGCAGCCATTGCTCTAAGCTGGCCGATATTAACCCCCAAGGAATCAGCCAGCGCCGTAGCCAGCCGACCACCTTGTTCAGTTACAGAATTGAACTCCTCACCACGAAGCGCGCCAGAAGCTAAGCCCTGAGACAGCTGAATAACAGCGTTACTTGCTTCCTGAGCTGTAGCACCTGAAACGACAAAACCTTGGTTAATGATCGTTGTTAATCTCGCAACATCATCAACACTAGTTCCATAGCTTCGTGTTGCCCTTTCAAGACGCTGATACAAAGACGCTGTGGCATCAAGAGCCGCCCTCGTATCTTGAGCAATGGAAAAAACTCGTTGCGTGACTGTCGCAAGGTCTTCATTTGCCTTAACCGAGTTTGCGAGCTTGTTGTTTACTGTCGTCCAAGCGTCAGCATACTTAGCAACTTGTTGCACTGAGATTGCCGCCGAAACAGCACCAGCCAGGCGTGTTACGGAGGTAGATAGCGTGTCGGATGATTTTGCTGAACGTTTAAAACGCTCATCCATTGTGTCCAGCCGTTCGTTAACTTTGCGTTGCGCCTCGAGCAGATTGGCAACATTCATTTCTACTTCATAAACGATATTGCCAACTTGTTCTTCGCTCGCCATAACCATTCTCCGGGCATAAAAAAACCCCGCCAGAGCGGGGTTTTATCGTTAAATTATTACTTTACTTGACTGGATGAACCATACCAAATTGGCTCATGGCCGTAACGTCATACATCTCGCCACCAGAGAAGATAAACACATACTTCTGATCTCCGGTATAGCCACCATAGCTATTCTTGGCATTAACCAGAACGGGTGATACCCACCCAAAAGTTACCTTCCCACCAGATGGTGACCATTGGCCATCCTGAGAGTACCCCTTGAAGGTTGGCATGAACTTATATTGAGCCGAATAGGGATCTTTTAATGTGGAGTTAAAATGATTTTTAATTTTCTCTTGATAATCTTTCGGAAGTTCACCGTAACTAGCAGAGGATATTTGAGCCTGGCTAGGCGGTTGCTGTGATGAACAACCAGACATAGCAAGTGACGCCAGTATGGCCCCAACAACTGCAATCTTCTTCATTTAGTCCTTTTCCCATAGACAAGTAACAAGTCGTTACATGGTAGCAGAGGCGTCGGCGGTGGCAACGAAAACGAGGGAGCAGGAAGCAAAAAGCCCACTCAGGTGGGCTTTTATCAGTCAGTAGTTTCTCTCGGCACGCTTCATCAGTCTGTCTTGTGGCGATTGAGTTTTGGTAGACAGAGGAGCGACAAACTCTTTCCACTCTTTGCTGTCTTTCTGAGTAGACGATTGTTTGCTATTCAATTGATAATCATCGTTCTGGCCTGCGCATCCTGATAGAGCTACCACACCCAGGGCAACCAGCAGTAACTTACGCATCTCTACATCCTTATAGTAACAATCAACCATGCAAATGATAACGAATCTCACTTGTGAGGTAAAGTAAGCCCTAGAAAGCAAAAACCCGCGGCTAAGCGGGCTTATATTTACTCAGTAGGAGCATCAGGTAGAGGCATCCAGTGCGTCACCTCTAAGTAAGAGTGTTGCACATTGCCGTTTAAGGTCACATTACCAAATCCGCTCATGCGGTCATAGGCGGCGAAACCAACCCCCTCCTTGGTCGCAACGATCACCTTGTAAAACTGGAGGGTTGATTCAGGGAGGGAATCTTTCACAGATATCCATTTCATAGCAATCACCATTGTTAAGGATGATTGAGCACTATAGCAGCTGCATAAAGCAAAAGTCCTAATGCGGCGGGCTTTTCGTGGGAAGTGCATCTTTAATGTGTCATGTATACTAAAATCACATTGAAATTGTGGCTTTATGAAGTACCATGTATCCCTCTTACCAGATGTTTATTAATGAAGCCACATAAAAAGGAGATCATAGTGCATCCTTCATTATTGACCGGTATCGCAAAAACCGGAATCCACATCGACCTTTCTGAGCATTCTATTCATCCTTCAATTCTTGTTGACCTACTTCGTCAGGTAGTTGCTGCAAATGGCCATCTGACAGTCAAAGGGGGGCACCCATCAATCTACCAAGATCTAGCTCGAATTGGTGGTAAACACCTAACTATTAAGTTTTAAGTTTAATTGAGCCATTTAAATTAAAAACCCACCTCTTGGGTGGGTTAGTAATCACACATATATTTTGTTAGCTAGCGAATAAATAGTGTGCAGCAACCTTATATGCTGCCGTGCCAATGGCAATAATGGCCGGAACCCCCAGAAGAATGGATAGTTTTGCATCTGAAATCTTCTTATCCATCAAATCGGAAGACGGTTTTTATCAACCGACTCCTTGAGCCCTGAGAACTTCTCAACCAAAACGGCAAGACTTTTATCAATGGATCCCACTGTCCCTTCCACCTTCAGCATGGTCAGCTTGAGTTCGGACACGTCCGATTTGATATGCTCAACGTCAGCCTCAAGCTTGGCAACTCTGGCTTCTATCATACCATCACCTCCATCACCACCACCTCCATGCCAGGTATATTTAGGATAATCAGCCAACGATGTTACTCCGTAATCCTTCGCATCATTGGCCATTCCCACATCCCTCTTCAACCCATTTTAAAACTGGCCATACAGCTATATGGTGTGTAAAGCCGCAGTTTCTGCAAATCACACGATACTGATAGTCCATTATCGAAAACGGTGGACCAGGAGCATCAAGCTTAACATAGCTAACGTATGTTATGGACTCACCCCCATCAGGCCCGACAGTTGTAAGTCCAACTTCTGGAATTCCTATGTCTTCGCTACCACAAAGAAGACACTGAAAAACAGGCACGCCACGCTTGTAAAGAAACTCAGAAAGATGTTTTGGGCTAACTTTTTCAAGTCTACTCTCAAGTAAAAGCCGATTTTGCCTATGGTGGTCAGCTTCATTGTTCATGGTAGTTACTCTTTATCACTTTATTGTAAATTTACCATGTAGCCATTCGGCTATGTTACTGATCTTTTGATCACCAGAAGCAAAGGACTATCTTTTCTTCTCAATCATCGCCTGCCAGCGCTTCTACACGGCCTTAGCCAGGCGTCGTGCCTTCTTCTTCATGTACTCATCCGCGACAACATCGTACTCTTCAGCGGTGAACCCTTTCTGATCTGGGTATTTAGCGTTAATCAGTAGCTGAAATTCCGTCATGGTCAGTTGCTCGGCCTCGGCGCGCGGCATGCTGAAATGGTTACGGGCAGCACTGATGTACTCGAATCCGCTGAACTCACTGACAAAACTGTTTGTCTCATGCCGCTGGAGACGGCGAACCTTGGCTTTTCCGATGATGCCGTGAGTGATCAGCGACTGTCCGAGGATGATAATGTCGCTCGCCGGCAAACTGCCACGACGGAACACGAACGCCCTTCGCCCTCGTTTACTTGGCCGTAGCTCACCCACCAGCGTGCTGATATCGTCATCACAGCAGGCCTGCATTACGATCATGCCGGCAAAGATAGCAGAGCTGCTAAACGATGGTGAGTTGATATAGGCAAGCAACCACCCTGGAATCTCGCCATACGCTGCCACAGCAGCAGAAAGCAATCTTGGCGCCTCACTGGTATGGAGTTCAGCAAAGCGCTCTACAATCTCCGCTGGAGAGCCTATACGCGACATGTTTCCGAATGATGGCCTGAAGAAGTAGTCGCGGCTGGCGTCTGATATGAGCATCTCGCCAATTTCAGTTAATGGAGTCATGGTTGCCTCGAATAATTATCATCAAGGGCGCGTAAACGCCCTTTGTGATAGTTACGCGGTGACGGTGGTCGCGAATACGGCAGTAAATGAGCCATCGTTGGTTTTTACAGTGATGTTTGCTGTGCCTGCTGTGGCACCAGAAGGTGCTGATACGGTGACAACCAAACCGTTAGCCGTTGCAGTTGCCCGCGCCGGTACAGACGAAACCAGAGTGAATGTCTTATCTGTCGCGTTAGCAGGCGCAATGGTCACGTTAAAAGTGGTTGTCGCGCCGGCGGCGACCGTGCCACTGGTTGGGGAAATGGTTACGCCTGTCACAGCAACATCAACCGGAGTGTCGATAACCTGGATGGTATCGGAGTCAGCCACCTTGAACTCGGTCGACAGCGTAACGATGTCGTTAGTGCCGCCGTCAGAACTCAGCGCGGTGATAACCATGTACCCGATGAAGGTGATCGGGCCATACTCTTCACGCACCCACAAAGTGGGCTGGCGACCAGCCTGAATTTCGTCGTTGTAATACTTAACGAACTTCGCCACGCCGAACTGATCCAGCTTATCGCGCTTACGCACTTCGCCTTCAAAGCTCAGGGTAAAGTCTGAGTTAGTGACCAGGTTTTCAACATAACCCTTGGTGTCATCCGCATCCGAAGTTACGGTATTCGGGCTAAAGTCGAAGCCTTTGGAAGTACCGGCGATCAGCGACTGCCATTCGCTTTCTGCAGGCACTGTATCAGGGCAGCCTAAAGCCACCTCAAGCACAATGCCACGACCGAACAACTTGCTGTTGTCAGTTGAGCAACCTTGCATATTGCTTACCTCTTTGATTATTGATTACTCGCCGTACAGGCAAGCGAATTGCAGGCGATAGACTAATCGCCCTTCAGTTGTGGAAACTGGGGATGGGATACCGCCGACGTTCTCAATATGGCCGATGCAGTCATTTGGCATGGGGTTGTTCTGGATGTGGCTGATGATGGCTTGGACAGCGTTGTCCACCTCTTCATCCTCTCCTTCAGCGCCGATGACGTCGACCAGCACCAGATATTCGCTGGCTAGATCGTTGCGAACTGGGCTACCACCGTTTGGACGAAAGACAATGAATTTATCTTCGCCCTTTCCGGTGTCCCTCCAGCGCAACATCTGCGTAGTGAAGCCGGAGGTCAGCCCGGCATCAACAAAGTAATCGCGAACGCGGCGATGCATGGCTGGCGTCATAGCTGCATCACCTTCTTGATCGCCCTGTCAATCTGCGCCTTGGTATCCTCAAACCCTTTGGTAAGGAACTCTTTTTGAGCAGTGGCGCGCCGGAATTTCTGGGGGATATTCGGATCGTGAACGTAGACAGCGTAATTTGCCGAGTAGCCAACGCGTCCCGTGATCCGGGAGCCATTCACCGAAATATCGCGGTACTGGCTATTGAGCAGCGTCGATGTGTCGATAGGGGTGTATAAAGCAGCCTGGGAACCACCTATAAGCAGCGCCGACTGCATAGCCCTGACAACCCTCCTTCCCTTGATATCCCCGATTAACCTATCAAGATTGGCCTGCGCCTCCCGGACACCTTTAACCTTCACGCCCATATCAACCCCCCGTGATAATCGCGTAGTCATCGGCGATGCGGTCGAATGTATCGGCGTACCGGATGATATGGCGAACCTCATCAGCACCATCAACCTTTTTCGGGTCTGGTTCATATGAAGCACCGATCAGGATATAGTCCCCCTGGCGTGCATCCGCATACTCAGTCCAGTGCGTGTTTTTTACGACAAATTCAAGCCCGATATCGCCAAGCCGTGCAGTCGCATCACCACCGTAATCGCACATGATCTGGATAGGCTCAGCGAAGGAAGATTTACCGTAATCGTCCATGCCCAGCTTTTTCCAGACAGTAGCGACCGCTGTATAGCTCCAGTTAGCCGCAGCGCTCATGAGAGATAATCCTCATATTGGTCAGGACAGCCGGGGCAGTTGGGGCATTTTTCGCAATCAGGTTTATCCTCATCGCTTTTTCTCTCTTCCTGCATCAGCAACCTCCCACAACGTCGAAGAAACCCACGCTAGTGCCGACGTCGATCGGCAGGCTGGATGTACAACCGGCTGTATCCAAAGCTGCCAGCGTGTTCCTCATGGTTTTGATGTCGCCGCTGTAATCAAACGACCGCGACGCCCCTGAAGGCGCTGACTGTGACTTGATACGCTGGCTGAAGGCCGTTATCGCCATAAGGGTGACGGCGTAGACCTGTATCAGCATCAGATCGCAATCGTCGTAGCCAGACGCCTCCAGGCACTGACGGATGCCGTCCAGCTTGCACAGGTAGGCATCGATCATGAAGTCAGGAATGGAGTAACCCAGCGCAGACAACTGCTGTTTAACCTGCGCCGCTGTTATCTGCGCTGCCATGATTACTTGTCCTTCTTGGTCGCTGCTGCCAGAGCAGCTTCTGCTGTATCAGCGCGCTGCTTCTCTGCTGCCAGTTCTGCAGCTTGGGACTGCTTCAGTTGCTCCAGTGAGTCAGCATTTTCCTTATCCTTCGCCGCTGCAGCTGCCTGGGACTGCTTCAGTTGCTCCAGTGCCTCGTCCAACTTTGTCTGAAGCTCTGACGCGCCGGCACTGGCTGGAGCGGTCGACGTGGCCACTTCTAATGCCAGCTTCTCGCCTTTCTTTTCTGCTGATTGCTCCGCCTTACCATCGGCAATCCACTTCCCTGCAACCGAGTCTTCTACTTCGTAGACTTTACCAACTTCCAGTTTTTGGAAGTTGGCACCGGCAAAGAGGTTTGCTACCAAAACTTTTACGAGTGCCATGATTTTTCCTTAGCTGGATGCGTGAATGACAGAGAAGTGGCCGTTGATGTCTTGCTTGACCATCAAGCCGGCGGCGCCCCAAGTACGCCATACGTAATCGCTGTTGTAGAACTGACGAGGATCGGCAACGGTGCCGAACGCCTGACCTACGATCGGGGCAATGACGCCAGCGGCGAGAGGGATAATCACGATTTCGTTACCGGTAAGCTCAGCGTCTTCTTTGATGTCGGAGATGCCGGCCAACTTCTTCAGCTCTTCCAGAACGGTGCGCAGCGTGTTAACGTCAAAATATTGCTCCCAGTTCGACATGATTTCGCTGGATACGTACCAGGTCTGTTGGCCGTATTGATAGTTTTGCAACTTCAGCACGTCACGCAGAGCGATAGCAGCAGCGCGCATCGCTTTAGGGTCGGTGCTGGTCGCGAAGTTAACTGTCAGCGTAACCTGCGCCACACGCTCATCATGACGCAACCCCTTCCAGGTCTTGTCGTCGAACTTGATGAAGTTGCCGGCCGCGTCGCGGAAACCTTCCCAGATGTAGTCCACATACTGCCGGCGAACGTCATCGACAGAGCCAGCCTGAGCATCAGCCAGGGAGGAAAGTGCAGAGCCTTTGTTGAAGACCGGGTCACGCCAGTTGAATTTAAAGCCGCTGTCGTGGATAGGCACCATGGTGCCATCAAAGGTGTAAGACTTCGCATCCAGCGCCGCACCGATCTGCCCAGACATGGAAGTGTGCGCCCAGCCACGGCCACCCTTGCGGGCATATTCGTAAACTGATTCTTCCAGACGAACAGAGCGAGAAAGCGGCATCAGATCGTTCAGCAGAGTAAATTCAGTATTCGGCTCAAACTCTGCCAGCACCGTCTGATCGTATGCGCGATAGAGGCGCTTAATGTCATCGACGGCGTTAACCGCATCCAACGCTGGAGCATTTGCAGCATCACCACGCACGCGAGTACGCGCAATGAAATCAGCCACGGCCTGAGCGCTGGAGTTACGGGCAAGCATCAACTCGTTAAACTGAGACATATTTGCCTCAAGGTTGCGAGTTTCAGTAGCCTTTTTGGTAGAGAAATAAAACATGCGGTGCTCCTTACTTGATGACAACGCGCAGGAGTTCGCCTGCAACCGTGGTGTATGCGCGATCTTCTTCTACGTATGCGCGAACTGACTCGCCTTCTGCTGCGGCCTTAACTCGACCATTGACGATAGAAAGAGGCTGGCCTTTGGTGTAGGTGCCAGCAGCAGCTGGAACGTTGAAGAAAACGCCAGGGGTTGGATGGAATGCAACAACCCAATCATCAGCCTTAATGACATCATCTACGGTTTTGCAGCGCAGGTAGTCATAGTTGGCTACGTAAAGGATCGCGGCTTCATTGCCGTCTACCGATGCAGTAAATTTCTTCGTGGTGTTATCGAAGAAGCCGATCGTGCCAGGGGGTGTGTCGGCGGCCGCGGCACCTTCACGATGCAGTTGTGGATTGGCGAAGATACCGCCTGCGTGAATTACATGTTTCCCGTCTTTAGCCATTTTTTACTCCGGCATTTCGCTGAAAGTTTGAGATGAGTTAACCTGACGCAGCATGCCGTTCAGGCCGATAGAGGTTGAGCACTGGGCAAACAGTTCCTTCAACGGATCACCATCCAGCGCGTTTACGGCAACGTCGCTCATGCCGAATTTGGCTTTAACTGCTGCGCGCATCTCGCCTTTCTCTTTGTCTGAGTTGGCAATAAGGCCAGACTTAACAGCTGCGAGATCGTCGGCGAATGGTTTAAACCATGCCGGCGCCTCGTCGCTGTTGCTTGCCTGCTCTTTCTTCTTAGGCTTGCCGGTTGCAGGGTCGATTTCTTCCCCGCCTTCTTTTTTGGCTGTCGCCTTCTCTGCGGCCAATTGGTTGTAAGCGTCCATCAGTTCGGCATCGGACTTGCCTTCAGTCGGCTTACCAGCGGCTTGCAGCGCATTGATAATCAGTTCTTTCATCGGATCTTTCTCTCCGTTGGTTTTAATCTCGTACTCAGTGGGTTTGCGCACGACTTCTACAGGTTCGCCGACGAACACGGCCTTACCGTCCTCATCGATGAGGTATTTCTGTCGGAAAAATTTGGTCTTATCGCGGTAGATGAAGGTGTCGGGCCAGATAGATTCGGGCCACGGCCAGTAATCATCTGAGCGACCTTCACGGAGCTTGTTGCTGATCGCTTCGCGGATATCGTCAAACGAGAAGTTGGAGGCGTTGGTGAAGAAAAACTTGGTCTTGTTCAGCAGTCCCTCGCGAGTGCAATCGATACCCTCTGACAGGTTTGCGATTTCGACCTCTTGATCGTCGCCGTCGGCGTTAACGAAGATGCCCACACCTTCGCTTGGCGTTCCTGCACCAGGTTCATCCAGTAAAACGGCAACATGGTCAAACACCATGTTGGTGGCGATTTCGTTGTACTTCTTGCCCTTTGATTCGCCGTTGGCCGCAATGCCTGAGTAAAGAAGTCCGGTGGAGATGTGAATGGGCTCTACGTTTGTCCCAGCGATCATTTCATCCAGTCGATTTACCAGCCGCTTACCCTTTTCGCTGCCTTCGGCATAACGGCGGTCGACATACATATCACCATTGACCTTTCCGTCGACGTGCTGGACATCTTGGAGCCAGGCGCCAACGTGATAGTTGTTAACCGCGCGGACATCACCCGCCGATACATGCTTTCCGTCTATTTTTGGATGCCCCAGCGGCATCGGTTTCCGCTCAAGGGTGTTATAGGCCTTGGCAATTTCTGCTGCCGGGTACAACTTCCGGTTCATCACGATATCGTCAACAACGGGCGTAATGCCGCGAACCACGATATGTGGTTTCCCGTCGATGGTTTCGGTAGTGATATTTGAAGCGGAGTTGACGACGGTCAGCACGTTAACGCGATTGCGCTTCATGCTGTGTCCTCGTTATGGTTTCTTGACTAACTAATTAGTGGGAAGTAACGTCGCTAATTCACTGAATAGTGATTAATAAAAGGAGTTAATATGGCTGTTTATAAAGTTCAGTATGAAAGCAATGGCAGGTATTGGGATTTCACCATGACCAGTTCTACGCCTCTGAGCAAGGATGATCCCGATGTCATATCTGCTGCTATTCGTGACTCAGCACGGACTTATGCGGGTGGTAAGGGAACCGTGACAATGTCTGTACGTATAATTATGGTCACAGAAGATAAATAAATGCTCGGGTGCGGTTTATGCACCCATTATGCAGCCTTTAAACCCTCTACCCATGCTTCCCTTTCTTCAGCTAGACGCTTCGCCAACCCGATGTTTACTACATTGTCTTTCTCGTCAACGATGGCTGGGATCTGGCTGCAGTAGCAGTTATACCTGTTGCCGTCTTTCGAGTACCACTCACGCACTTCTTCGACCGTGTAAAGCTTTCCGTGGCGCGATGCGTGCCAGGCGCGCGTAGTCGGCTTCAGGGCGGATAAATGCAGCAACTTGGTACGCAGACCCAACCTATCCTGCACCCATGTGGTTTCGTTCCACTGAGCCTCTCTCAGCGCGCCAACCTGCTCGCTCTGAGCAATCGTCTTTGCCTTGGACATTGAGACATCAAGGCGCTTACTTATCACCCTCATGGTTTCACGCGGGTTTACACCTCGGCCAACCGCATCGGCGATGATATTGGCAAGGTCAACGCGCGCTGCATCGCTGATCCCCTTCCAATCGCTGTACGTCGACACGAATGCAGCGGCCACTTGGTTTTGATAAGCAAGCGTGGACAGAAGCGCACTTAGCGTGGTCTGTGAAGCGTATACCTCAGACTGAGCAGACAGATTCGTATAGGCATTGAGCGTGCCGCGCCGATACTCATCTGAGATGTACTGCAACGCCCAAATATCCTGACCGTTACCCTCTAACAGGTAGTCATCAAGGATCGTTTGTATTACCTCAAGAAGCGCTGCCAACTGCTGAGCGTTCATGTCGTAGACAAACGTACCGGCGTTAACCTGATATAGGGTGTCACCTGAAAGAACATGCGATCGCTGAGAGTTACCCACCAACGCCCGGCCAGTTAATCGCTGGTCGAACAGTTGCCGAAGCGTTGTTTTGATGCTCAGATATCGGTTCTCAATATCACGGAACATTTTGTTTACTTGCCGATAGGATTGGGTGGGGTCTGCTTTATTGCGCGGTATTATCGGTGTCCCGACTTTAGGCCTCGGCGTTGTCATCATTTAGCGGATCCTTACCGACAGGTTTCTTTGTCGGGTCTGGCTGGCCAGGTTCCTTGATGGGCTCCAGTTCGCCGGCGGCGCGTACCTCGTTAGGGTCGACAGCAGACGTACCGAACGCTTGCTGAGTTTTGTAGGCAACGTCTGCCATCATGCTCATGTTCTCGAGCTTCTCGCTATCACCTGGCGCCAGCAAATCAGACCAATCGACGGTGATCTCGCCTTTCTTTGGTTGCGATACTACGCCGACGTCACACCATCTTTGAATGACTTCAGTTAGCAGCCATGACAACCAACCGCCACGGCGCCCATTCCCTTTTTTAGCCCATTCCTTCCTGTCTTCGGTAGAAGCAAGATTCCCGGTTTGCTTGCCAAATAGGATATTGAACGGGCAGCCGATAGTTGAGGCATAGCTATTGGCCGAGACTGTCCATGACGGTGTAGGGTCAGCGGCGGCAACTGAAAGGACGGATGATGTCCCAGACTGAGTTACCAGCGCAGAATCCGTACCCTGGTTGAGTTTCCTGATCTTTTCATTCATTGCCTCGCCAAGGTCTTTATAGCCGGCATCCTTCGCCTGCTGCGCGATGGTTTTCATGTCGGTTTTATCGTCGAAATGAATGCCAAGCTGGCGGCTCGCGTTCTTAAGGAATCCTTCGGCGCTTCCTCCCTTGGTCTTTTCGATGTCCAGCAAATCGTTATAACCAGCCTCGTTAAGAGGGATGCCAGACAACATGTTGTCATCTTCTGAACCTTCGGCGAGGATGATCACCCTGCTGGGGTGAACCGTAACGCTTCTCACATTGCCGTAAGTGCCGTCATCCCCCACAGGCTGCTCGTTGAAGATGTAGTTCACCGGCTGCCCATAAGTTGGGGACAGTGTGTCAATGTCATAGTTGCCAGGCTTAATCTGCGATTCCCAAACGGGGATCATCTTCACCAGCGCATCTTCGCCAAGTCTTTCCACCAGCGCTGTATCTACAGGCTCTGACCATGGCCTGCTGTCTTTGAGTTGCAGAATGATTGCAGAGTAGCGGCCCACCAGGTTGCGCCGATCGGCATCCTTGATTTTTGACCAATGTTTTTTCAGCAGCCTGGTTACCGTTTTCTCCCATTCTGTAGAGGCGGTAGACTTATCAGCCAGTGGGCCATCAATAACCGTCGGAAAGTCACTCCAGCAATTATCCAACGTTTTATGCACGCCAGAATAAGCTGCTGAGTTTCGGCGATAGGCGCGATAAAGCAGATCGAAGCTTATGGTGTCTGGGTAGCCGAACTCGTCCCACAGTTTTGTTCTCTTCGTGTTGCCATTCATCTGTCCCGCGTATAAGGAACGCTGGCGCCCTATCGCCACTGCGTCAGCGAGGGCATTGACGAGAAATTCAACCTCGCTATTTTGTTCACTCACTGAGAGCTCCTTAGAAGAATACGGCGCCAACTTGTTTGTGGTTGTTCTTCGCTACGGCAAAGTAGCGGAAACCATCTGAACCATGCGACGTGTGATCGTGAAGAGGTTTGTCTTTCCAGCACCCGCGCTTGTCATCCCACTCTTTTCGGTATCCCTCAAGGTGAGATATCCCCTCAGCACACTTCTCATCGTCAAAGACGCATTTGGGGAGGATTTCACGGACAGACTCGATCCCGGTATCAACGCCGACTTTCGGCACAACCTTGAATGTCATCGAATACACCTGGCCGTCGATTTCGTAACCCTCACGCGCCAGTTCCTTCCGTGATTTAGCATCAGAGCCAAACTCACGGTTTTCAATGTCGTGCGGCCCCCAGTGCTCGCCGTACTCATAGCCACGGTCTTTCAGCACCTTCATGTAGTGCCTCAAACCCTCGCCAGAGTTCTCGTAGTAGTCGATGACATGAAACTCTTCACCAACCTCACGAACAAACCAGATAGCTGTTGAGTCACCCACGCCGATATCCCAGAACGTGTGAACCGGGAGATGAGAATTGTCGGGAAGTGAACCGATCCGCTTGTTGGTATACAGCCAGCGGAACTGCTTGGCGTAATACGCTCCCTCTACCGACTGTTGGAAGGCTTCAGCGGGTATGCTCGGATACTCACGCTTCATGTCGTCGCCAAGAGTCTTCTCTTTAGCGAGATACCAGGCCTTCTGGCGCTCATTTAACGTGACGCCATGCTTGGCTTCCAGTTCGTTGAAGTAGCCAACCAGGCGCTCAGGGAGACATTCTACCGGGTCGATTGCGTACTGAGGATTCTTCCACCACGTGAAGAAGAAAAACTTCCAGTCGAGGTTTGATAACGTTTTGCCCTGTAGCTGCGCTTTCTCGGCCGTCTGACAATAGTCGAAGAAATACCCAGCGCGTCCCTCGGCCGTGCTCTCGATAGTTGTGAAGCAATCTGTCGATACTGCCTCAAAGGCACCAGTGACGATTTCACGGGCCTTATCCGGGTACTTGGCGCAGATCTTGCCGAACTCAGAAACGTGCAGGTAACGCAACGTACCGCCACGAAATGACGTGCTGACATAGAGTGAGCCGCCATTATTGAAAACCAACTCACCAACGGCGTCGTTCTTTGCCGGGTTTGCCTTTCTGATCAGCGCCGGCAGGTTGTCGTAGGCATACTTGACCTTTTCCCTAAACAGGCGCTTTGCATCGTTTAAGGTGTGGGCAATCAGCGCGCATTTGGCTGATTCGAACAACGCGGCATCGAGCTGGACAATACAAACCAACGTCGTAAAGCCGAGCTGTCTGGCCTTTAAGATTATGTTCCTGGTGTGTACGCCTTCGAAGTATTCGAGCTGCTCAGGGGTCATCCTGAACTTAACCTTCTTCCCCGATTTGTCGGTAATGAAGTAAAGGTTGTTCAGGCGCCAGAATCGATTTTTAAGGTTCTTCTTCAGCTCGCTGAATTGCTTGTTGAGATCAGCCATAAATCACGCCTCAGAAGATATCTCCTTCAGTAGCTCAGCCATCTCATCAGCGATGGTGTGCTGGGTTTCAATCTTTTGCTTGTTGGTATACGCATCACCGCACTCTTTCGCGGCCTGCTCGACGATCTGAGCGGCCAATGCGTAGTTCTTCATGGTTTCAGTGCGCGTCGCCATACGGTCAAGCACGCGCAGCCGGTAGGCCTTGTTGGCGATCGGAATATCTGAAATTTCCGTCTTGAATCGCTCCCGCGTCGTATGGAACAGGTCTACCCACTTCTTAGCCAGCGACTTGCCGCTAACCTTTGTCGGGTCGTGAGATTCAACCTGCTGACGCGTGATTTTTAGCCCAAACTCTTTTTGGACGGACTCTACCACCAACGTAGGGGTGTCAAAGCACGCAAGCGACTGAATGATGAAGGCTTTTACATCTGGTTTTAATGCAGCCATAAATCACCATCCGTCCAATACAGTCCAATATTTACGCCAGCCTCAACATGCAGTTACCGCACGCCCTGGCAATGTTTAGTTGTGCCACCTCCGCAGGCCTGTTGGCCGCATCAACCAGTTCCTGAACTTCCACGCTGGCGCCATACCGGCGAACCACGCCAACAAACTCTTCAACGTCGTGGCCGCGCAGCTTCAGCACCGGCTGGCCTTCCTTGTTGAATTTTGGTGCGCCGAAATCGTCTGTCGCCTGTGCGATGTGGTAAAGCTCATGCTCAACCAGGGCGCAGAACTCCGCATCAGAACACTGTGAGCAGTAGTCGGCAGCGAGCGTGATGATGAATTTCGGCACATCGCCGAACCACTCATGCATCTGCTGTTCCATCCTGGCTTTCTGCCAGCCTCCAGCACGCATCGCTACCTCTTCAGCTTGGCCGAGCACATGGCGCCCTTTCTTCTCAAACGCGGACGATGCCCACATGAAACGCAGATCAGCGTCTGCAAGGTGTCCGTGGTCTGGGTTAAACAGGCTGCCGGCATCGTCGATGATTTGACGCTGTATCCACTCCTGCACCTCGTTCGCAGGAACCAGGCCGATGTATGGCGTTAGCTGATAGTCTTCGATAAACCTTAGCGGTGGGTATGGGCGCCTCTCATGGCTCTCATCCTGTGCCGTTTTAGCCATGATTTTCTCCCAATAAAAAAACCCGCCGGAGCGGGTTCAGTCATTTCTTGCCGTTGGCCTCAGCCATCTGCTGGTATCGCGGGTCGTTTGGCCCTGGGAATTTGTGGCTCTGGCTGCGGTAATGCTGCAGGCGCTCGTGGAAAAGCTCGCGTAGGTGTTCAGGCTGCTCCGCCTCCACCTGAGCCGGTACGATCGGCATGTTCATGCGCTCTTTGTACGCCACGCCAGATGCCGCAAAGTCTACGTTCACCTTGTCCATTTCTTCTTTTGGCAGATTGCCGAGATTGTATGACATGAGATCCTCCTATTGGGGAGGATTATACGCCACCAAACCTGCGCGGGGTATTCTGGTTGGTATGCTTTCCCCATTTAATAAGTCTGGATATTTTTTTATTTACATCTACCATTGAAAATCCACCGCAGCTTAATACCAGAAGCATGCATTTACCTATGAAGTATAATATTTATAATCATAAGGAGACTAATTATGACAACCAAAAACAATCAACCTACAAAACCTATTTATAAGAAAGGTGATATCGTTTACCTATTAACAGGTGGGCCGAGCATGACTATTTCAGAGGCTATTTTCAATATCTCCGATAAGTTTGTGGGGGCTTATAAATGCCAGTGGTTCGCTGGTAAAAAACTTGAAAATGGAAGATTTGAGGAAGAGACATTAACTTCAACCAACCCAAAGCCGTAAACCCAAACGCGCCAAAACTTTCTCTTAATGACATTACTTCTTGGATGATGAATAGGCTCCAACAAGATGGATGTTTATACCAACAAGACGTAGTTGACCATTTAATTAAAATGGACAATGAAATTCACCTTAAAGAGAATGCCGACGGCAATCAGGTCTTATCCACTAAATTGTTAAACAATTTCCGAGTGGATAGCGGTGAAAATGTTGTTTGGGTTAAGCCGGATAGATACTGGCGCTATCGAGTCCTTGAGGACGAAGAAGGTAGAGAAGCCAGGGGTTAGTAATATAGGCGGCGGTCGCCGCCTTTTCATTTCCGTTTTCCAACCAACGATAAACGCCATTGATTCAGCGTGACCACTTGTCCAGCGCAAATGTGAAGCGCCGTTTGCAGCGCTAACGTGTAGCTGAGCGCGTCGCCCCAAGTATCACCCTGCAATGCTGGTTGCATGCATGGAGTGAATACAGATTCAGGGGGTAACAGCACGACCTGTTGTAGTGCCGGTGGTAGCGTTTTGCTGCAGGAGGTCAATAACAGCTGCAGGCATAGGACTATTCCCACATTTACTGCCTTTAAGTGCATCACGCAATTTCCTCTGGTAGGTTTCCTCGCGCTGGCGTAGTAGCTGCTCTCTTTGTTGTTGCTCTGCTGCCAAGGCTCTGTTCTTCCGGTCTTGTGCTTGCAGGGTTGAGATCAGTCCTGACTGCTGCGCCAGCGTCTTTTCCTGCTGCTTAACCTGCTCGCCGGCCTTTACTGCGTTGCTGTGGAAGTAAAACGCCAGCCTGCCGGCAACAATCAGCGCCACCAGCAACAGGCCGATCGCCATCGTTCGGAAGCTGAATGAGGTGTTCATGACAAAAACATCTCGCGTTCTGCTGCACGGCGTGCAACCAGACCATCCAGACGTTTACCGCCAGCATTTACCCAGCGCCCGAACTGGTCGGCAGCGCCTTGAGTGTCTCCAGCGTTCAGTTTTTGCAGAAGCGTGGATGTGCTCAGCGACCGCAGACCGAGGTTATATGCAAAGCTCACCAGCGCGTCGAATTGCCCCTGGGTGATTTTCACCTTCACTAGCTGATTAACGCCCTGCTCATACTGCACAACGCCGCATTTCAGCAGTCGATCGGCAGTCGCCTGATCAATCCGCATGCCTGGGCCGATCTTCTTACCGTCAACCGGCTCCGTCCATCCGTAACCAATCGTCCAGACGCCAACTGAATCCTGATAGGCTTTCAATCGCAGGCCTTCGAAGCGCTTGATCAGCTCAATGCCGCTTTTACTGATATTCATTGCTATCGCTCGCTTTATTCAGGAATCGACGTTCCAGCGCCTTAATCAGTGACGCCCCAGACCAGCCAGCCATGCCACACACGCCACCCATCACTTCTGAAGGCCAGTCGTAATGCAGGGCGATCATCACCATGGTTAACCCGGCGAAGATAGAAACGAAGAGCTGCAGAAACAGCGTGCGCCAACTGAAGGCCTCGCCGTTCAGCACCTTGAACGAGTAACTGGCAATGGCTCCCAGCAGGGTCATGCCGAATGCAATCAGCATTGATAGGATGTTGGGCTCATTCTTCCAGGGCATTTTCATAACCTCCCCCTTCCGGGGCTCTTTCCCGGTTTCGGGTTATGGGTAGGGTTCAGCCACCAGCCGTAAACGCTGCCGGTATGAGGGGTGCCGTGTGTGTCGTCCGTTGGCTGGGGCTGAAATGTAAAAAAGGCCACCCTAAGGTAGCCTTTGAAATTTTGTGGTTCTTACTCCGCACCGATCATAACAGTGATGCATTTTGGAGTCTGGCCACCATCATTTGTAGTAGCAATAGCTTGGATGGATGCAGCCTCATTCGGCTGAATGTACCCATTCCAACTAGTAGTACCAGAATCACCTACTGATGGGCCGCCTGGGAAAATAAAGCCTGCTGCTCCAGCTTCAGCCACATTAACGCCATTAAACAAAACTTTATGGCTTGCGCGCGACTTACCGCCTTTAGCCACAGCCAGAAGCAATGGGACAGCAATACGACGACGATATGGCGCAGGTGGAATGTTGAAAGTGTAACCGTTGTCCAGATAGTGAATTTCAGCAGCTTGCATGAGCATATCTCCTTGAAAAGTAATTGAAATCGCCATCAATTTGGCGATATCTAGACTTTACATTGAGACTAAAACTCTGGGTAATCATTGGGGTTGTGTCAGTCTTAGGACAACATTGCCGATTCCTTGTCCACTGCTGAATAGCAAAAACCCCGCAGCTGCGAGGTTTTGAAAGTTGATAAGCTACGTCACTGCGTAACCACTCTTATCACGCTACAACACATTTTGCGGACCGCGTTAATGATTTTTTCTGCTTTTCATAGTATTTTTGAACAAATATTTCGAATCTTTCAATGGATAGAAGATGAGTGTTGATACAAGCAAGAAGACTAGGCGTATCCGGGTTGGTTTTTTTACCGGCAACGGTAGCAAAAAAGACGGCACATCTATCGCCAGGCTGGCGTTTCAACAAATAACAACGCCTGACACATTATTATACCCTGTTGCTCATACTGCGGAGACCCAAAACCGCGGATTAAAGCTCGTTATAAGCGCAAAAGACACGCTCCAGAAAAGCTATTTTGGTTATATCTCGTGGAGAAGGGACTGCCTTTTACCATTCATTGAAGATGGCGAAACCGGTAGTGAGAGAACTATCCCGCTAAATGAGAAAGACTCAGTAGTTGAGAGAACGTATTTTATCTACTACTACGAGACGGATCTCTTGGTAATGACGCTAAACCATCTTGGGCCCAAGGTCGGTGACTTGGCTTTTCTGCTCTACAACAAGACCGGAATGAAGAATATTTCATTCGAGGCGATCTGGAAGCAGGAAAGCATGAAAAAGCTTTTGGAAGATGGAAATGTGCTTAGAAGTTTCGATTTGACAGTGGCAGCGCCGCGGAACTTCAATAAAGCCAATTACAACTTTGAACATGATCTTACAAAAGACATTGTTGACATGGTTGTTGGCCTTGGGGGCTCACATTTAAGGTTGACGATGCGTGGCCGTATTAGACCTAAAAAAGCTGGTTTCAACTATTTGAAATCCTCCGTAACAGATGCACTTAAAGAACTCATAGAGAAGTTTCCCAAAGGCTCAAATGGTTTACAAATAAAAAAAATTGACGTTACGGAACCGTCGAACACCGACCCAAAAAGCTTGTTGGACCAAGTGCTGGTTGGTACAAAAAACATAATCGTGAACAGTGGTTACCCATCTGATTCTGATATCAGAACAGCGATGATTTCTGCTAAAATCGAGAATTCAACCTACCTGGCTCAGTATGAGCTAGCCACTAAACCTTAATCAACGTAGAAGGAGGCCGCTATGAGAGACATCTTTGCTCTTCTTTGGAAGGTTTTTCTCCTTTTGCTTGTTACTTACACAGCTACTAAGCTCTTTAAACCAATGAAGCACCCAGATGTGCTTACAATTGCAGGGGTTTTATCCACAATTTCAGGCATCCTATTCGGGTTTGTGCTTGCTGCCATTTCGATTTTTAGCAGCGCCGACAGTGACAAAGAAGGAGCGATCAATGCCCTTAAAAGGAATCGGATTCTACCTGCAATTATCAAAAGGCTGCTATCGACAGGGTTCACGCTTATAGTTGCTTGCATGTTTCCCTTAATAGCTATGTTCTTACCTGAAGATACAATGATTTTTAATCAACCTATTGATTACTTGTTCATTTTGCTTGGGCTATCATCCCTTTTGATTTCGCTATGCACCTTTGGAAGATGCTGGTATACATTGCGGAACATTTTCCCTCATTTATAGAAAAGGCCCTCTTTTTAGAGGGCTGATTCTTTATGAGACCTCAGGATCCATTTCAAGAGTAATATCAAGGGCTGCCAAGCAACCTTCTACAAAGTTTTCCCCCATTTGTATCGCTATCCGAATCAACTTTTCATCCTTCTTGTGTACCCTAGCTATGGACCGTTTTGGCATATTGAATACGTAATGCATGATAATCAACGCATACTCATCTGGCTTCCTAGCTTTCAGTCTTGCCATGCAGCCGTCAATAATTAATCCATCATCATCACAGCAGGAAAGCCGCGATTGTCCGGTTTGGGGAAGCAGCCCCTTGAAGCCAGCAGCTATAGGCGAGTAGTCAACACCACTGCTATCACCCGAAGCCCAACCGCCCCATCGCTCTAAAACTAGCTGGATGTCTCTCATATACTAACCCTCCACGGCTTCCTGAAGTTGCTGGCGAATTTTTTGTAATAGCTTGCTGGCTTGGCGGTGAATTTTTTCCGAATGCTTGTCAGCGGTTGAGAGCAGCGAAAGCTGCTCGTTCAGATTGGCAGTGTTCAGCAGCGCATCGCAGACGTTCCGGTATTGCTGGCGTGTTATGGTCACCTCTTTCATGCGATCGCCCCGATGCCGAAGGAGAAGTCCAGGAACTCAAACAGCAGCTCAACCTGGCTACCATGTTCCGCTTCCCACGCCGCTACATCCTCGTGCAATGCGTCGTGGCATTTACGGCACAGCGGGATAGTGAAGAAGTCGTGCGCCTTTGTTCCCATGCCGCCCTGCCCGTGGCCGATGATGTGGTGAGGGTCGTCTGAGCGAGCACCGCAACCGCAGCAGGGGCGAGTCTTAACCCAGCGGGTATATTTGCTGTCTTCGGCACGGGTTTTCTTCGGACGCAGCACAAAGGCGCCAGGGACTTCAGGATCAACCTTGAAACACTTCTGGGCCTGCTTGGAAATAATCGCAGTGGCCGCCGGCGTGCAGTCCATTTCGGACTCCTTGCGGGTGCCGGTGATCACCTTTGGCTCAGGTAAGTCGGTGACGGTGCGCGCAACGTCATCGGGGATCAGGTCGAATACACCGGACAGCATGGCCCACAGCATCAGCTCAGGGATTGTCAGCTGTCCTTCTGACTTCAGGCGGTGTTTTGCTGTTGCCACCACCCAGCGCACAGTGTTGCGGGCTGCGATTTTTTCCAGCTTCGGCGATACACCCAGGCTTTTTTTGTAACAGCCTGGACAGATGCGAACGGCCGAATTACCAACACGCTCTGTGTCCAGAATTGTCTCAGGCAGTTCGTGCTTGCTGTACTGACATTTCGTGAATTGAGTCGCCCAGGCTTCAATCGCATTAACGCCGCCGCAAGCGTTGATGACGCGCTCATCTGTGAAAAAAACCTGTAGCCGTGGGTCGTTGGCGATCTCATGCTCAACGGCCGGCAGGATACCTTCTGGCGCGTCTTTGAATTCTTTCGGCAGCGTGGAAACCATCACGCGGCCCGTCATGTGAAACGCCAGCTTTTCGTCAACCGGGATCAGGGCAATACCCAGATCACGCTGTACAGCTGCTTTGACTATCGCTCTCATGCCTGAACTCCTGACATAGCGTAAGCTCTGGTTAAAATTGGGCGCCACTGCTGGCGCGCTTTGCTTTCGTCAACGTTTCCAAATCCGTTCTTGCGTACCTGCTGCTGCGCGCGTCTCTCAGCGTCATTTTCTGGCATCGCAGCATCACGGATCAGGCGATCGAAAGCCTCATCGAAATCAATCTCCGGCGCGTCACCGGCCACCAGCTCTTGGCGCTGCTGTTCGACTGCTTCGGCCATAGCGGCTTTGTGGCTACGCTGACGATCCCAGGCTTTGGCGGCTGCAAGATACCCACCGAACCGGACGGCATCAAAAATCATCTTGGCGCTGAGCATGTGGCCCATCTTCGGATCGCCCAGCAGCAGACTTGCGCGGTGTTCAGCCACCAGCTTCAGTTCGGCGGCGCTGTTACCGTCCGCCAGGCGCTCGGTAATCTCACGCAACGTGTCGGCACGCTTTGGCGTCCTGCCATTGATTTTTTCATTCAGAAAATCGAGAACTTCCCCAGCCTCAGCCGATGGGTAATCTGCTACCGCATCACCTTGGGGGGCTTTGGGGGGATTTTCTTTTGGTTCAATGACTGGTTCAAAAGAGTGACTGGTTCTGGTGCCATCTGCTGGCATAGGGGGTGTGCTTTCTGACGGCACACCCTGTGTCACCTGCTGGCACACCCCTGTGCTTTTTGACGGCATAGGGCTATGCTTTTTGACGGCACAGGGGGCTATGCTTTCTGACGGCACAGGGTTATCCAGTGTCAGATAGTAGAGATTCGAGGTATTACCCTTGCCATTATTCACGCCCAGGCGGTTCTCTTTGGTGAGTAAACCCATCTTAATCAATGCCTCAATGTGCGCCCGCACAGCGCTCTTACTGCACTCACAGTGGTCAGCGACATGCTGATATGACGGCCAGCATTCGCCCTTGTCGTTCGCGTTATCAGCTATCTTGATCAGCACCAACTTGCGCAGTGGGTTGCCCACTTTGATGCTCATAGCCTGCGCCATCAGGATCATGCTCATACATCCACCCGCTTAAATTTCTCTTTGAACCTTTCAAGGGGTTGCATGCACTCATGCGGATAACCCTCTCGCGTGAAAATGACCTGGCGCTCAACGCGATCCCAGCGGATGACGTGAACCTGCACGCCCCGCCAGTCCGTGTAATACCGATCGAGCTCAGTGCTTTGCGAGCCGGACATTTTTCAACCCTTGACGAGATGCCGACATATCGATAACAATCAGGCTGTTCATTGCAGAACTTCCAGTTAGAAAAGTGATTGCCGACCAGCTGCAACTGCTCGGCTTTCTTCTTGCCCCAGGCCATAAAGCCCCCTATTCCGTCTTTGGTTCCCGGATGTGCTCCAGCATCGCCATTAACCCGCGCGCCAGCTCTGCGGTTTCCTCGCCCCTGAACGTCAGCATGGTTTCCGAACGCTTAAAGCCCGTAGCGGCCAGCAGCAGGCTCGCTTTCTCCACCAACCCACCTTTGCTCTGCCAGCGACTCACCTGCGATTTATCAACGCCGATCGCCCCGGCCAGGCTTGTCACTCCGATTGCTGCAATGCGGCTCATGATGTCGCTCTGAATCGCCTGAGCTTCGTTGCGTGTTGTTGCGGTTTGCATCTGTAATAATCTTCCTTGTTAAAAATCAGTTTGTTGTAATCAGATCCGACAGGTCTGGACGAATCTCTACGGCCTTAACCTTTCCGCCAGTAGCGTTTTCGATGCGCTTAACGTAAAGGGCGTCAATGCCGCCACCATGCAGCCAGCGCCAAACTGTCGGTTGGGCGACACCACACAATGAGGCGAGCTTCTGCTGGCTACCGACGATGCTTACAGCTTTTTGAATAGCTTTGTTCATCTCTTAATCCTTAAACGTATTATTCAAGGATGATAATAGCAATGCGTATTACCAATTTCAATAGCAATTCGAATTTGACGCTTAATACGCGTGGCTATAAATTTGCTGGCATGAAAACAACACTTGCAGAACGTCTTAACATGGCGATGGCCAAACGCAACAACATGACTCAAGCAGCTCTTGCTGAGGCATCAGGCGTTGCTCAGCCGACCATCTGGCGATTAACTAAAGGAAAAGCAAAAACTTCGGGACGGCTCGTCGATATTGCTAATGCCCTTGGTGTGAATGTTGACTGGCTGGCTAATGGCGTTGGTGAAATGGAGGGTGAATCACCTCCTATGACAACTCGCATTGAAAAATACAGCCAGATCCCTGTATGGGATGAAAGCGGGGCTACTGATGACTTTGTGATTTCGCCGAAAGGAAAAGCTGAACCATCATGGAAAGCCTTCATTCTTAAAAGAAATAGCGGATGCGCTGAGGCGCCAGCCGGTTCCATTGTTATTGCTGACTCGGCCTCTACGCCAGGATCCGGGGATTTAGTAGTAGCAAAAGTGAATAACTCAGTTTCTGCTTATCGCTTTGTTGATGGTGGGTCACATGGATACTTATCCGTTGACGATGCCAGGGTTCCATTGATTGAACTAGCGCCGGATTCATTGATCGGTGTTGTAGTTTTACTGCTACGCGACTTCAGAATGTAACCGCCCAAACCCTGCCCTGGCAGGGTTTCTTTTTCGTACACTCCCGCCGCACGCCGCACTAACATCTCAATCATATGAAACCCCGGGTGTAAAAAAACACTCAAAAATACTGTTTATATATACAGTTATTTTCAAACTTTAATCCTTTCTCAAGAATTTGCAAAGCGTTAATCCCTGCCAGAAATCACACAACAGACCTTATCCAAACCCCATAGCGCAAATTTTTACCAACTAAATTTACTTTCAAAACAGATGATTATATCAATTGCTATTGAGTTAATTCTAATACTAATTGCTATTAAAAATACCAATGGCTATTATCAACTCCATCGACAGCAACAACGTCACCGGCAGGAAGCCACACAAGTAAGACGCCCAGGGGTGAGCGATGCAATCACTCCCCGGCCCCGAGAGGGATCGACCGGAGACGTTCTTTAGGGAAAGAGTGGATTTACCCTGCCGCTGCCAGTGTGGGGCGGCAGGCATAAAACCACTGAGGATTAGCGATGAACACTACTCACGATATGAGCAACAACGAAACAGTAAAGACCGGCGTTTTCCCGAACGGCGGCGGCACTTTTACCGCGATGACGTTCACCAAGAGCCGAGATTTTAAAACTACAGCAGGCGCGCAACGCTGGTTTGCTCGTCAGATGGCCGACTAACAGCAGAGGGTTTCATGATGGCAGCTAAAACCAAATACTTCGCAATCGACGCAACCGGCCAGCGCCACGAGCGCACGACCGCGCGCACCTATAGCCATATGGTTGTAGTGCTACACAACCTTGAGAAAAACAGAAAGAACGCGGCCTCAAAAGAAGCCAAGGCAAGTCACGGGCGCAACTATGATTACCACGCGCGAGAGGCTGGCCCAAACCCTCAATTCAGCAACACGCCGAGCCAGCTGGAAGAACACCGCAGAATCGCTGATATGGGGCGCGATCACTACATCGAAATCTGCGTTCTTGCAGAAATAGAGCGAATCAACAAATCCGGCGAAGGTGAGTATGCTGACCAGTGGCGCGACTTCGGTTGGTGTGGCCGTCTGGACTTGGCTAAGAAGCTGGCCGCCAAGTGGGCGCACTACGGCAAGGTTGAGATTCTGGAAGCCCAGGCCGAATAATCGCACCGCGTCCTACGGGGCGCACTGAGGCAATCATGACATTCAATCAAATCGTCTGGCTTGGCGTGTTTGTCTTATGCGCTGCCTGCTGGGCTGGTGTCGGTTTTTATTTCGCCGGTTAACGCCGGCGTCTCACTTATCTGGTGGCGTATCGTTTCGGTTCACCTTTTAACCTACACAGTATAAAGCCCCGGTTCGATGCGCCACCAGGTGCGTGAGAAATCACAAGCCTGCTCAGTACCACTTCCCTTGTCACATCCTTTGCCCCGCTCGCCGGGGCTCTTTTTTTCACATCACCAAAGGCGCTGCCCTGCTCCAGTGTGCTGGAACCGTAGGGAAACCGAGCGCGTGCATCAACTCAGGCAGCGCCTTTGCCCATGTGAATTTCATTGAGAGGACATGTTATGCAAACCACTACCCAACGCTGTGAGCACTGCGGCCAGACGCGCGACGTAGAGAAAAAAGCAGTGAGCATTCAGCGCTACGAAGACGGCAGATATAAGGCCGTGAGGATCCTCGTCTGCTCCGACACCTGCGCGCCGGTTTACGTCGTCCGCCAGAACATTAGAACACTGCAGCGCCGCCTGCACACTCAGCAGCGGAGGCCAACATGGTAAGCCTCAACGCCCGTATTCAGCACAAGTACGACCTGACCGGGGGCGATTTCGCACCTAAGCGCCACCACGGCAAACACCTTTTCTACCTTCTCATTTTTACCCTGTGCCTGCTGACTGCCGGCGCGGTCTGGAGTTAATGCATGGCGAACTCATTCAAGCAAATGAAGAACAACGGAACGCTGAAGCGCACAGACTCCGGGATGTTCATCAAACTGGATGATATTCACGTTCAGGAAGGTTTCAACAAGCGCGTAGACGATGAGCGCACACAGGCCGCTGATGATGACCTGTTCAATCACCTGTCATCAGGAAAGCCGGTTCCTCCGCTTGAGGTTCGACCACGCGATGAAGGCGGCGTTTGGATTGTTGAGGGCCACCGCCGGCACCGCGCCTATTTGCGTTGCCGTGACGCGGGAAAGCCCGTTGAGTGGATAGCCATTCTGCCTTTCACTGGTAGCGACGTGGAGCGCATAGCGCGCATCATGAACAGCAATAGCCAGCTGGCGCTTATCCCATACGAGCAATCGCAGGTGGTAAAAGAGCTCGCAGGCTTCAACCTATCACCAGATGAGATCGCCGCGCTGGTCGGAAAAAGCCGCGCCACAGTCGATAAGCTGCTTGCCCTCACCCAGGCAAATCACGATGTTCAGACGCTGGTCAAAGATGGCGCCGTTGCAGTTGATGCCGCTGTTGAGCGTGTAAAAGAGCATGGCGAGCAAGCTGGCAAGGTGCTGGCTGGCGACGTCGAAAAAGCCAAAGCCGCGGGCAAGAAGAAGGTAACAAAATCCTTTATCGCACCCAAATTTAGTGCGCCAAAGTCACGCAAGCTCGTCACGCTCATGGCTCAGGCCGAAGTCCGCGAAATCGACGGCAAAACTGCCTACATCCTTCCCGCCGGCACTCAGCTTGATGTGCTCGCCATTCTCGATGAGTACCGTTCTACAGGCAGTTAAGAGGAAGTAATGCTTCAATGTTATCCTACCTGATTATTCAGTGACGACGGTTCATGTTGAGACGCTTTACCACGTAACGAAGCTCAGTTGTACTTTAATTTGTACGAATATTAGGCGAAGACTATTGCCCTCCGTGAATGATACAGTCTTAGACAAGATACTAAGTCAAACCAAGATTACATAGAATCTGCAAGATACCAATGGCGTTAATGACTTGGCTCCACTGAATCTTCTTCATTTAACTCGGCTATAAGCTCCCCTACACTTTTAATAATTATATCCTCATGAAAACTTGGCTTAATAACAATTTGTATATCATCATTAATTTGCACTTGCGATTCAATAATCGTTCTAATGTGTTCAACAATGAGCCCCATTGAATTATTTATACAAAGAAAAACTCCCAATTGATATTTATAACTACCTATCATCTCTGTAAGTTTCAGCAGATCGTCAACCAACGCCTCGTACGAAAGCCTTACAACTTTAACCTCCATGGTTGCAATTTGATGATTAAAATCACCAGGAGAATGTAAAATAAAATCCGGCATTCTCCGCATTCTCAAAGGCCACACTTCTAAATGCTCTGCTTTTTCGCTATTTAGAACAACCTTTACTGGTTCAGAATGCAAAAACACTTCATCAAGGGAGCCAGGTTCATTTTCTTCATGCATGTGCATTTTTGCACGCATAAGATGATATAACTCATAGCAGTAAACACGCTCGGAGTGACCAAAGTACCCCTCTCCCACACGTTCAACCGACCATAACAACCAGTCTATAAAATTATTTTTCACACTCTCCTCCTTAAAAAGACCAACTTTCACCTCAATATTATAACCATAAAAACAAAACAAACCCACACAAACAACGATCAAGCAAATAGAACAAAACAACAAATTAGCGCACTAATAACAAACAAATAAAATCATTCGCAGAAATATAATCTCAAAGAGTGACAAAATAAAAAACAACGTAATAATTTGACTTCGCATACTAAAAATGGAAAATATAAAATTTTGTTAATCAAAATAGACTTGGATAGCATTATGATTTCAATGTTTGAAAGTGAGTTACTAAATAGAATATCAGCTGAACTAAAAGCAAAGGCAACCTTTACACCCCACAACAATAACATTGTTTCAAGAGGGATATGTGAAGCGATTAAACTGCTCGAAGGACTTGATGTTTCAAATGAAGCAAAAGCAATGAAGCATAAAGAAAGAGAACTTAAAGGCTGTTTAAAAGGCTACTTCCATATACATGTAGGAGAAGAACACCTCACCAGAGCATACAATAACATATCGAAAGATAAAACGAGCTTGGGCAAGAATCCAAGTGCAAATGAAGTCATTGATAAAGCCACAAACGCAATTCTCACAAAATACGCAAAGCATAACGGCATTACAAGTGAAAAAAAAGACAGCCCCTCACTAACAAACGCCATATTAGCAAGTGATAAAGTTAAAAAAAACAACATAGGGAGCGTACTAAATGAAATTAGCAATTTAATCACGAAAGAGGTAAACAATATTTTCAGCAAACCTAATAGCGTTACTGGAGACTGGTTAATCTACTGGAAGGATGCAAGAGGCTTAAACTATTACATAGAGCATACCACACATATTGACCCGGGAAACATTCAAATGCAAATAAATACAAAGAGAAAACTTGATAAAATTCGCGACAAGATTATAAAAAAATAATTTAGAGCGCACCACACATCTTCTAATGTAAAGAACACAGTTTTCACCAGCATCTTAATCACACCCTGAATATCTCGGAAAGCTATTTAGGGTTAGAATTTTTCAATCAATAAATTTCAATTTATTAAGTAAGAGTTTTAGCAAAGCACTACATACCTTTCTATATCCCCCCCTTTTTCCGCCCTATCATCATGAAGCATTTCGCACAGGTCGAACTGCTCGGCATTTCTTTGCCGCGATTCAACTACACGATCGGCATGCTGAATGGGCGTTTTACAGAGAGATAAGCCATGACTAAGAGCAACCTGCCAATTCAGCCAGTATTGATCACCCGCGAAGGTATACAGCAGCAGTTGGGCGGTATATCACGAACCACCTTTTGGCGCAGGAAAAAGCAGTGGGAAAAGGCTGGTACACCGTTCCCGAAACCAGCTCCTGGCACCAATCCAATCCATGGCGGCGAGCAGTATAGATATTGCGACGTTATACGATTTTTCCGCGCTCAAGGCCTCATTGATGAAACGCAGGACGCCACATGAGCGGCCCAAATATCCAGCGCATTTTGCTGCTCTTTGAGATATGAATGCTGGTCATATACCGCCAGAACTCCACCGAGTTTATGCCCCAGCACCTTTTCGGATACGTGGGGCTCAATCCCTAATTCGCTCATTTTAGTTTTTGCAGTGCGGCGTAGATCATGCATTGCCCAGTCATGAACTCCCATCTCATTCCTAAGCTGTTCCGCCATGTTCAATAGAACACCTGCTGACATAGGGCGATCGCCCTGCACAATCGCCGGCGGGAACAATTGCGATATGTTCGGGTATAGCGACATAGCCTCCTCAATTAGCTTTGCGGCGTCCCCTGATAGTCCTCTCACAAACGGCTGGCGCGTTTTTGAATTTTCCGCAGGAACGCGCCACGTTCTGTTTTTCACATCAAACTCACCCTTCTTTGCCTTCCTTAGCTCAACTCCACGACATCCTGTAAGCAGCAACAATTTAATGAAGATCTTGTTCTGGTGAACAATCCGAGAACCTTCAAGAGCCAACCAAAAAGCTCCTATCTCATCATCGCTGAAATACCGTTTAACCACGCCGACAGGTTTTCCAACATCGCTAATTCGCAATGCGGCGATCGGATTAACGCGAATCTTCTCCGTTCTCAAGCAATACGAAAACACCTGCTTTAGCTTTGAAAGCATGATACCAGCAAAGGTTTCCGCCCCATTCGTTCTCATCCTTTTGAAAACTGGCTGCCAGTGAGATATCTGCATTTCATCCACAATCATATCGCCGACATATGGGATTACATGCCGCTCAAATGCCCTCTCCCAATACTGCAATTTCACAAGGCGCTGAGCCTGAGCGCTGGCAGTCCAATAAGATAGACAGTCTTTCACAGAGGCTGCGCCAGCGATCTCCTCCAGCGTCATGGATTTCACTGTGATGGGGTCTTTCCCTTCGGCTAAGACGCGCTTGGCCTCTTGAACCATATCGCGCGCTTCTTTGAGCGAAATTTCGTCGTAATTTCCAAGCGTCATGCGGCGTGCCTTACCTGCGTACCGGTATCGATACTGGAAGACAATCAGCCCAAGTGGGGTTATACGGATAGACAGGCCGCCGCCGTCAGGCATCTCGATCAGTTTTGGGATGGGTTTTCCATTAAGCTTGCGGAGTTTGGCATCGGTGAGCAC